AGATCCTGAGCGGCAACGAATTATCTGGTGATGTTGTGATTGCTATGTCCGCATGGTTTGCCCGCCATGAAGTTGACAAGCAGGGCGAAGGTTTTTCACCTGGAGAGGATGGCTACCCCTCAAACGGTCGCGTGGCCTGGGCTGCATGGGGCGGAGATGCTGGCCAAGTGTGGGCAACGGCCAAGGCGGATAGAATTAAAGATATTCGTGATTTACCAATGACTGATGACATTGCGAACAGGGCAGAGCCTGATGAATTAAGCGTTGGTGATTTTGTTCAATGGGACAGCTCCGGCGGTACGGCTAGGGGCAAGATCGACAGCATTGAACGCGACGGCTCAATCAATGTTCCCGGCTCTGAGTTCACTATTAATGGTGATGAAGATGATCCTGCCGCGTTGATCACTGTTTATCGCGAAACAGATGAGGGCTTTGAAGCTACAGACGTTAAGTCTGGGCATCGCTTTTCAACGCTTACCAAAATCAATGCGTTGCGTTCTGCTCCTGCATTGCTGAAACGAGCTGGAGAAACTCAGTTTGAAGAGCAGGAAGACAGAGTTATGGAGTTCAGCTTTAGCTCTGAATATCCGGTTGAGCGTTCCTTTGGTTCAGAGGTTTTGAGCCATGACAAAGACGCTGCAGATTTGAGCAGATTGAACGACGGCGCACCGCTTCTGTTCAATCACGACATGGATCGTCCGATCGGTGTTGTTGAGCGTGCCTACCTTGACGACGACAAAAAGAAAGGCGTTAGCCGTGTTCGCTTCAGCCGCAACTCTTTTGCACAAGAGGTTTTAGCGGACGTTAAAGACGGAATAATGCGAAACATCTCTTTTGGTTATCGAATCAAAGAGATGGAAGAGCGCAACAACGAATTTGTGGCAACTTCGTGGGAGCCCTACGAAATCAGTGTTGTAAGTGTCCCCGCTGACCCAAACATTGGCGTGGGGAGATCTTTGCTTTCAGACACTACAATGGACAAAGAAACAGCCACTGAGGTTGATTCTGCGGCTCGCGTCGCACCACTCACACAACCCGATTCTGAGAATCAAATGTCAACAGCACCCGATCTCAACGTGGTGCGCGATGAGGCTTCCAAAAAGGCTGCCTCATCAGAGCGTACCCGCATCAAAAACATTCAAGAGCTTTGCGGCAAACACGAAATGCGTGAACTTGCCGATCAGCTAGTTGAAAACGGCAGCAGCATTGATGTTGCCCGCGCCGCTGTTCTTGAAAAGATTGGCTCTAAGCCTGTCGAAAGTGTTGCTCCTGTTGATCTTGGTCAGCAGACCCAAGAGCGTTATCAATTGATGGATGGCGTCCGCGCCTTGATCACTGGTGATTGGTCATCTCATGGCGCTGGCCTTTGCCGTGAGTTGAGTCAGGAAGTTATTCGCTCCTCTGGCCTGAGTGCCACAGGTGAGCGGTCGTTCTTTGTTCCTTTCTCTGCCCTGTCACAACGCGCGACTTACGTCACGTCGTCTGCTGGCACAGGCGGCAACCTTGTTGCAACCGACCTTTTGTCGGAAGACTTCATCGAAGCCCTGCGCAATGCTTCACCTGTAGTTGGCCTGGGCGTTCGCACCCTGACCGGCTTGGTTGGTGATGTTGCAATCCCTCGCCGCTCTGGTGTTTCCAGCACCTACTACTTGTCTTCTGAGACAACCGCCATCACGCAGTCTGAATCGACTTTCGATCAGATCACGATGAGCCCCAAGAACCTGGCAGCCCTGTCTAAGTACAGCCGCCAGACCTTGCTTCAGGCCACCCCTGGTATTGAAGAGCTTGTTCGCCGTGATCTGACTGACGGAATTAACACTGCTGTTGATGCTGCGATCCTGAATGGTTCCGGTTCTTCCGGCCAGCCAACAGGTATTCGCAACACTTCCGGCATTGGATCCGTTGCGATGGGAACCAACGGTGGCTCATTGACCCTTGAAAAAGTGGTTGATCTAGAAACCGCCATCACCGAAGACAACGCGTTCGGCCCCAACATGGCCTATGTCACCAACGGCAAGGTGATTGGCGGACTGAAGAAGCTTCGCGCAGGTGGTTCAGCCGCTGGCGATGGCGCTTTCCTCTACAACTCGGATCTTTCCGCTATCGGTCGTGGCCCAACGCCTTTGACTCTTAACGGTTATCCCTTGGCAATGACAAACGCCGTTCCTTCTAACTTGACGAAGGGCACTAGCTCCAGCGTTTGTTCCGCTTTGGTCGCTGGCGACTTCAGCCAAGCCATGATTGGTTTCTACGGTAACGGCCTAGAAATCACCGTTGGCACTGACTCTGATGACTTTGCAAAAGCACTGACATCAGTTCGTGGCATCCTTACCTTTGATGTTGCCGTGCGCCAGGCTTCTGCCTTCGCATCGATCGAAGACATCACCACCGCTTGATGATCACAGGGGCCGGAAACGGCCCCCTTTTTTTTATGAAAGTCATTTGCACCAAAGCAGTCATGGCCAGCGGCCAAGCCCTTGAGGCTGGTCAAAGCTATGAACTAAGCGACGCCGATGGTGATCTTTTGATCCGCATGGGCAAAGCCGTTGAAGGCGAAGCACCTGCTAAGCCAAAAGCAAAACGCAAACCAAAAGCCAATGCCGCTAGCTGATTTTCTTACAACTGATCTCGGCGTGTTCTTAGACGATCCTTTTGCTGTTTCTGCAACTGCAGGATCTACAACAGCCAATGTGATCCTTGATCAGCCGGGCGAAGTGTTAGCAAACGGCATGGTCTTAAGCACTGATTACACAGCCACGGCGAAGACTTCCGATTTTGGGTCTCTTTTAAGAGGCGATGCCATCACCGTTGATTCCGTCGATTACACGGTGCGTGAGGTGCGGCCGATTGATGATGGCTTGCTTATAGAAATCTCACTGCAGAAAACATGACGACCAAGCGGGAATCAATCCTGGCAGACATTGCCACAAGCCTTGCCGGAACTGTGCAGGTTGGCTCGCGCATCTACAGGAGCCGTGTTGAGGCAATTGCTAGGGCTGAGAGCCCTGCCATTGTCATTGAACCAATCAGTGATGATCCTGAATACAGCTTGAGACTTGATCGCCTTGATTGGCGTTTGTCAGTAAGGATTTCTGTCATTGTCAGGTCTTCTCTTCCTGATCAGGCAGCGGATCCAATTGTTGATGACATACACAGCAAAATCACAGCAGACAACACCTTGGGTGGCTACGCCTTGGACATTGAACCAAGAGCGGTTGGATTTGAAATCATTGAGGCTGATCAGCCCGCTGGCGTGATCTCAATGAATTATCTGATTAAATATCGAACAACTGTCACAGACTTGTCGGCTGGGTAGAGAGGCTAAAATAAAAGCAAGTGCTTTTTCTTGACTTCTAATGGCAAAGCTCACCCGGAGGCAGCTCATTGTGGTGGCTGCCGAATCTACTTACAACTCTGACGCGACACCTGCCGGAACTGATGCGGTCTTGGTTCGCAACATTGATTTTACGCCAATTCAGGCCGACACCGTTAGCCGCGATTTGATCCGTGACTATCTAGGCAACAGTGATCAACTGCTAGGCAACAGTCGGGTTGAACTTACCTTTGAGGTTGAGTTTGCTGGCTCTGGAACGGCTGGCACCGCTCCAAAATATGACGCTCTTTTGAAGTCTTGCGGGCTTGCTTCCACCGTCGTTGCATCCACAAGCGTCACGTATGCACCGGTCTCAACGTCTTTCGGAAGCAGCACAATTTATGTTTTCGCTGATGGCATCCGCCATAAAATGACCGGCTGCCGTGGAACATTCAACCTGAATGCAAGCGTTGGTGAGATCCCGGTCATTAGCTTTACGATGACGGGCAACTATGTAGACCCAACTGATACGGCATCGCCTAGCACCACGTACAGCAACCAAGACACCCCTGATATTTTCAAGGCTGGCAACACAACGAGCCTTTCTGTTCTGGGTTATGCAGCATCGCTGGAATCATTCAGCTTTGATATTGCCAATGAGGTTGTTTTTCGTGAGTTGGTTGGCAGCACCAAGTCTGTCAACATCACAAACCGTGCCCCGGCTGGTGAGTGCGTGATCGAAGCCCCAACACTGGCACAAAAGGATTACTTCAGTGTCGCCAACACTGATGCGACCGGTTCGATCTCATTCCAGCACGGTCAAGTTGCGGGGAACATCATCACATTTACCGCGTCCACTTGCGACATTGGAAACCCTTCCTACAGCGATTCTGATGGCATAATGATGCTTAACCTCCCCTATGTTGCAGTTCCAGGCAGCGCAGGTAATGATGAGGTTTCCCTTGCTTACACCTAATGGCCTTTGTCCTTAAAGCTTCTGATTCATACACCTGGCCTGTCGTTTTTCGGCAGCCAGGGAATGGGGGTAAAAGGGTAAGGTCTGATTTTGTTGCTGAGTTTGCGCGTTTATCTCAAACAAGAATTGCTGAGATTCAAGAGCAGGCTCAAAAACGTTCTGATGGAGACGAAAGCCAATCGATCAGCGACATTTCAGTGGCTGATGAGGTATTGGTTGGATGGGAAGGGATCCAAGATGGCGACGGCGAAGAAGTGCCCTACAGCTCTGCTGTAAAGGCCAAGTTGCTCGATGTGCCAATGCTGGCCTCAACAATTATTGAAGCGTATTTTCTTTCTCTGGTTGAGGAGAAAAGAAAAAACTAATTGGCGCCGCTGACTATTGGGCCGGTGGCGCAGTTGTTGACGAGACGGCAGAGCACGCCAAAGCTCTGGGGATTGAGATTTTGGATAATGCTGAGCCGATTGAACACTTTGAAGTGATCCCATCGGCATGGCCTGCCGTTTCTTTGTTCCTAAAAGTCCAGACCCAATGGCGGACAGCTATGGGCGCATTGATTGGGTTTGATTATTCGGCAGTGCGTTGGTGCGTTGAGTTGATGGGTTTTGATGATCCCTTGGCGGTACTGGATGACCTGCAGGTCATTGAAGGTAGACTGATCGAGACACTAAACAAGCGCGAGAAATAATGGCTCTCGACATGGCAACGTCTTTAACCATTAAGGCGAATGTTGTCGGGGAACAGCAGCTTGCGGGATTACGCAAGGGCCTTGGCGGAGTAGAGAAGGCAAGTAATAAAACAAGCACAGCCATGACGCGGCTGCAGCAAACATCTGGCAGGGCAATTAATGCTTTGCGTGGTTTTGTTGGTGTTGTTGCCGTCGCTGGCCTAGCAAGATTTGCAAAAGGCGGCTTGGATGCTGCTGATTCAATGTCGAAGTTGTCTCAGCGAACTGGCATCACAGCGCCGACGCTAGACAAGTTCCGCAAGGTGGCAGAACTAAGCGATACCAGCATTCAAAGCCTGGAGCGTGCATTCCCTGCATTGACGAAAAATATTGATGACGCTGGGCAAAAAGCTAAGGGTCCAGCCTTTGACGCTTTCCAGCGGCTCGGCGTTTCGGTGAAAGACGTTAATGGGAAAGTTAGGGCTGCTGATGACGTGTTTCTGGATATTTCAGATCGATTTGAGCAGATGGCTGATGGCACGGAAAAGGCGGCGCTAGCCTCTGCTGTTTTTGGCACTCGAATTGGTTCTGAATTAATCCCGCTTTTAAATGCTGGCGGTGATGCTGTGCGCAACATGAGCACAGCGATGACTCAAGAGTTTGCAGACAGAGCTGCAGTTTTCAATGATCGTATTGAAAAGATGCAGGAAAAGCTCGGGGATTTAGGGCAGCGTTTGTTGGTTGCTGTTGTCCCTGCCCTTGAGGCTTTGGTTGGTGTGGTTGAAACGCTTGTAACTGCATTTACTTCTTTGCCCCAACCATTACAAACGTTGATTGCATCAGTCACGCTCTTGGGCGGAGCATTTCTTGTGTTGTCTCCTTTAATTGGCGGCGCCGTAACCCTTTTAAAAGGTCTTGCAGTCTTGAAAATAGGAGCAACAATTGCTGGCTGGTTGCCAGCGATCTTGGGGATTGGAGGAGCGCTTAAAGGTGTCGCCGCGATTCTTGTGGGTGTGTTCTCTGGCCCTGTCGGCTGGATTGCGCTTCTCGTCGCCGCTGGCGTTGCGATCTATTCTTTTCGTGATCAAATAGGTGATGCGCTTAAAGCAATTGGGGATTTCTTCAAAGCAGGTTTTGAAGTCGTTGGAGATATTTTAAAAGCAGCGGCTAAATTTTACATGGATTTT